GTAGTTCCTTTTAGAACTCCGTAGATACTTTCGCGAAAACCTTTGTCTTTTTTTGCTCTATCAGTAATATTATCGTAGTTAGTAAGATCTTGTTTTAACTGAGCAATACCATCATTGGCAGATAACTTCTCAATGCCTTGAGTATTAGCATTTAATCCTATTTTAGCAGCACTAAGAAGGTAATCTTTACTCTGATTAGGAAATTTTTTAACAAGAGAATCAAAATTTTGTATTGTAAGGCTATCAAGTGAAGACATTTGTTGATCTACAAGTGAACCTAAGTTATTAGTAGTTTTATCAATATCATAAATACTTGTATATTTGTATTTGTTCCAATTAATCGATAACTGATCTGACATTAACGACCTTCTTGTTGGAATGCCTCTAACAACCTACGGTTTTGTGGGGTAGGATTTATAGCAAACATCGCTCTAGCAAGTATTGCAGATTGATCTGGAGCATCAATAGGTTGATCTAATTCAAAAGGTTGACGACCAGCAGTATTTCCACCAGCACCATCAGTCATAGTTACTGCGCCTTCTTGCATTTCATCTAACGGCGACTTCTTGATGCCTAGACTTGGCATACTTCTTGATGTGGTTGGAGTAATAATAGGTTTTTTTACGTTTGTAGAAGCACCTTGAGATAATTGTTGTAGATTTAAAGACTCTCCATAAGAACCGCCTGTAGCATTTTTCATATTAGCATCACGTTGAATCTTTTGTACTCGTGAAGATATATTTTTATCAGTGCGTCTAGCATCTTTGCCAGTACCACTTACAACTTCTTTAGCCATTATATCTCCTACTTAGTAAATTGTGTTTTAATGTTTACGGTTCCACCGCACCATACATTGTATTGAATTGCTATATTGATTGCTTTTTTAGTGGCACTAGTTGCCTTAGCGTGTGTTTTAGTTTCAATTTCCATTGATGCTAATGCGCCAAGTGCTAATGCACCACCCGAACCTATCCCGTATAAACCTTTATCATCTCGCATATATCCATAGTCATCACTAACTTGATATAACTTTCCATTAAAACAAACTAAAGCATCCCACCCAGAGTCATCATCATTCTTATTCTTTGGTGCTGGGTCATATCCTGCTTCAGTTAATGCTTGTTTAATAGATGGTAATACTCTAATCATCATAAATCTATCTGGATCTTGTGTCTTAATTACTTTAGGTGGTTGCCATAAGTTATTAAGGATGTCTCCTGCTATAGCATCACCTGCTACTGCAATTAAATATTCACCAACTTTAACTATCTTGTCGCAACCTTTAGCATTGTATGGTCTATCTGTATATGTAGTCATTGAGTCTGCTGCTATAACAGCCCAACCTTTTCCCTGTACACCAACTATTGCTGTCATTGTCCCCTACTTAGTTATGCGCCTTGTTGTAAACCTGCCAAAATACTTCCTAAATCTGGGGTGCCTTGTTGAGGGGTTCCACCAGAAGCGGATCCAGGAGGGGCTGGGGACAGGGGAGCCTGCTCGACTGGGGCTTGTGAACCTGGTGGAACCGTACCAGACTGCGCCTGTGCCATAGCCTGCTCCTGCGGATTTGGTGCAGGAGGAGTGAAGACGGCTAACGCAGCATTCTCTATACTTTCCCCATTACGTCTACGCGTAATTACATCAGCAATGTTTTTAATTAAACCAGAGGGATCTTGTCCTTGAGCAGCCATTGCTGGTATCGCTTGCGCGGATGCAGTAATAGCAGCACTAAGATTATCTCGCATCTTTTCGATTTCAATTCGTTGTTCTTCCAAAGTAACGTTAACGGACCAAGGAAGTTCTCTACGAATAAAGTCTTTAGATACAAGTTCTGCTCCAAGTGCTTGAAGAGAGAAGATTAGAGCGCGTGATGGGTCAAGACCAGCCATCAATCCATAGCGTACTTCAACTGAAGAGTCGCCCTTGATGTCTTTGCTTGGTGTGTACTTTAACTCGTACGGAGTACCCTGTGCAACACCTCTAACCGATTTCTCAACATTAAATATTCTCTCATCAACTTCAAAGCAAGCCTGTACGACTTCCTCAAAAATTTCTGCAAGAATAGTTTGCCCAGCCTTAATTTGAGAATCAAAGGCTCCTAGTAGTGCTTGAACACCTTGGCCAGTTATAACACTAGCGTTGATTGTTCCTGATCTACCTTCAGGATAACGAGCACCGAGACGCATCTCTGATTGGAGTGCTGATTGCTCTTGAAAGGCAGCGTTAGGTATGTCAAGTTTGACTCTACCAACACTTTGCGGTTGGCTGGTGCGAATAATTGCATCAGGTCCCATAGGCAAATCTAAAACATCTGTAGGAACAACAATAGGGGCTTGAATAGCCTTCTCTGCTGCTTCCATTGCTAAGTTAGCAAAGCGTGCTCTGGCTAACTGTACATATAATACATCATCAAACTGTCCACGTGGCTCATCATCAACACCAGGTTTACGAGCAATGAAGGTAAGTAACTTTCCAATTGGATTTGCTACTTCATTTAAAACTAAATTACCACGTTTAGGTAGATAAAGAACTGTAATATTTTTATCTGCATAACGGATAAGTTCTAATTGTTGGTTAGTATTTTGATCGTATCCTTCTTTACCAAGAATTTGTCCAGCAAATTCAGGATACTCATTAGCAAGTTCTCCTATTGTTTTAATATAGCGCTTAGCATATGCTATACAACGACCAAATCTATCAAACTCAGGGTAAGCACCAAGTGGATCTTCCACACGAATGCGTGGCATATTTGTTTCAAAGTCTAATTCAACATGAATTGGCAAAAAACCATATGTAAAATACCAGTCAGCGCCCCAGTACATTTGAGTTTGTAGGCGTGAGTTGTATACATAGTTGTTTGCAATCATACCACGCTTATCAGCAAAGGTACGAGCACGATCTGAACTTGTGTTAGTTGTAGAACAATTAAAAGATGGTAGTGGAGCAAGTACTTCAGATAGATCACGAGCAGCAACATCAACAAAGTTAGCCACCATAGCAGAGTTCATACCTGCAGGGAATAGGTCTGGGAATACATCAATCATCTTGCCTTTACGTACAGCAAGAATATCTCCCATACGGCCATCTCTTGCAATGTTACGTTGCTTTAAGTTCTCAACGCGGCGTGCAATTGAATCAATATCTGATAACATCTACGTCCTATTCATATACTGACATCTCGTAATCAGTTACATTAACTGAGTAGCGAGTATCTATTTGTTTTTGAGTTGCCCACTTGTTATATATATGGGTTTGGTTAAATCTTCCGTTACTAATAATTTCACGTGCTCTTAGTTCACAAAACCACAGAGCCATAACGCAGTCAGTAGGACCACGAGTATCAGGCTTCCATGTAATCAATTGCTGTATAAGGGCTTTGATGCCCTCCGAGCCTTCTTGAGAAGGTAGTTCAATGAGGTTATTATCTTGATGTAGGTTATTTCGCATAGTGCCAAATAGACCCGACATAGCGGCTACACCGAAAGATGTATCCCATTTGTTTTTTCCTGTGAACTGACTTGAAAACCTGATACCTCTTGATGCTAGGAATGAACGTAAATCTTCATCTAAGGCATAAGCCTTTTGGTGAGCATTAGTTTCGATTCGTAACTCTTGCGGACTGTATTTCTCAGACCAATCTTCAATTAACTGTTGGATCTTTTGAGGTGTAGGATCCTTCATGTTCTCAACATCTAATATATAACGCTTGCGTGTTGTACGATCTACTGTCATAACTACGGCTGCAGTCTTACCTGCCATCGCTGGGTCTAAGCCCATAATGGTATACCAAGCACCTTGGTCTTTAGGGTGTCCTGCTGCTCCCGGTTTTAACGGCCCGCGTTTACGCATCCCGTTGATGGAGCCTTGTACACAAGCAGGTGAAAAAATAGAGTCTTCTTGTATGTCTTGCTGTTGATAAACCAAAGCCCAGGCAGCGGCTGAAACTTCACTTCGGCGCCTAAATAGAGCGGGGCCGTTCCATTTCCTGTATAGCCCATCTTCATCTGGTTCTTCTCCTTCTGAGCCTTCCCACGGTATATGGGACTTAGGCCATAGTGTTACCCAGTCATTTGGATCATCATTAAATTCTAATACTGCTGGCATAGCCATGTAGGTAAAAGGTGTCTTACCGCTAGACCAGTGTTCAGGACTACGTATCTCTCGATAGAGATCGTTAGATGCAATTCTTGTCCCTACAATAAGTAACTTACCAGCATCGCCGAGACGTGTGATAACCTCTCGTTGTAGCCATAGTAGTTGCTTATCCCACTCGTGAGCGTTGGTAGTAGTCACAACGTCATCAAGGATAATCAAGTCTGATCGAGCACCTGTGATCTGACCACCAATACCTAGGGCTTGGACAGTTGGATCTTTTTCAGTAGAGTCACGTGCCACATAGATGCGGTCAGCCTTCCAAGAGTCAGAGTCTTCTTTCCAACCTCCAGCACTTCCGTAGATGGCTTGGAACTTAGACCAGCGTTCATGACTTAGGCGTTGCTTGATTGAGTATAGATACTCTTTAGCACGCTCTTGGGTTTTAGAAACAATAGTAATCTTAACATTAGGATTCATGGCTATTCTATAGACACAGTAGTTAACTGTGATGACTGTAGACTTAGCATGTTCAGGAGGTACATTTATGAGTAGCCGTTTTTCAGAGGCTGGTTCATATACCATAGAATCGTGAGTCCATGATGGCTTCCGACCTTCAAGCACATCGATCCAGGATCTGTGATGTGGGAAGATGGGTGAGTCTAGGAACTCTCTTGAGAACTCTTCAAAGCCAATAGTAAACTTAGCATCACCTGAGACTATGCTTAGGGAGCGCTTGCCCTCTTCTCGGGCCTTCTCAAGTTCAGCCATGAACTTAAGGTCTTTCTTCCAGTCTTTGAGTACATCAGGTTTCCTGCCAGCCCTAATGATGGAGTCTTGAATTGAGAGTCCTTGCCTAGCAAAGTCAATAACTTTTGCCTTAGCCTCCTTCAAGGCTATAACGCTGTGATGTTCTCCACCCGCTTTAAACCCCATATATGACCCCCTATTAAATACTCCCCTTCGTTCGGCGCCTTCAGGCGCCTCACTACCCCTCGAGGAGGGCATTAAGCCCTCCGAGAAAACTCGCTATTGACGTCCGCTCGTTTTACCCTTACATATATACTAACCCGTTCAGAAGGGGTAAAGCGAACACACTGTCTTTTAATATCCCGTATAATCAGAAAAATATATAGAGTGATAGTGTAGTATACCCCGCGAGCGAGGTTAAAGCATCGGGGTCTTTTTCCCGTATGCTTAACCGAGCGAGCGAGTAAGTGTGCGC